GGCGTTTGTAGGTTAAATTGCCGTTAGCGTGCATACGAAGTGTGCCAATCTCTCGGTTGCTTGATTTATATTCAAACCAGCAATCCCCATCGTTTGCCCCGATATTTAAATAGTCTCCGCGTGAAGCATAGATCGGGTTATCTGAAATACGGATATTTCTTTTTGCCACAATACGATTTTCAAAGGATTTCTCGCCATTAATGCTTTCGTTACCATTTAAACCAACCTTTCCATCTGCGGTAGTTTTGGCTTCTACTGCTTTGTCATAGGCGGTTTTCACGGCTTTTGATGTTGCAGCTTTGGTTTCGCTATCGCTGTTAGTGGCTGAGCTTAGTTGCACGATGCCATATTGTTGTAACGTTGCCCGTGCAATTTCACTTAAGGCAAACCCCCAACGCACCCAATATTGCGAATCTGATTCATTCGGGCTGTTGTTTTTGCTATTTTTTAATGCTCGGTAGCTTACGCCATCAAACTGGACGCAAGAGCCTTTAGTATAGTCTTGTGTAGCAGACCATTCGGGTAGCCCTCGTTGCATTAAATAAGTATGTTTTTCGTCAAGTCGCTTGAACAAGAAGTTAAACCACTCCATAGGAGGGATACCCTGTGTTTGGTCAAACGTAATCCCCCATCCACGCAATAAATCAGGGAAATTATCAACTTCACCTTGTTTTGCAGATGATGCAAAAATGCTTTCATCTGGCTTATTTACTAATGCCATATGTGACCTCTATATTAGGTTGAAAAGATATTGCACACCGGCTTGGCGTGGCAATATATCTAAATGATTGATTGCGAATTTCTTAAAATCAGATGTGCTCGCACTTGGAACAGAGATAGAGACGGTCATATCGTAGTTATCCACGATGTGACAACCTTCTCCGAAAATAAATAAGCACGCCTCAATTAAGTTTGGTAGCGTGCCTATTTGGTAGTTTTTAAGGATTCTGCATTTAATCAGGAACCGATAATCATCATCGGATAATCTAACGGAATCAGACAGCGGGTCTCGTTTACGATACCATTGCGCACCGCCTAGTCTTTTTTGACTAAATCCCAGTGCATTGGGCGAATTGCGGAAACCGAAAAATTTACGTAATTGATAGCCATTAATAACCCGAAATTGCCCGACGTGTTTACCGACCAAATCAAGCTGATGCCCTGTTGCTGTTTCAATATTCAACACATCTTGCAACCGATATAAATCGATAAAGCCTTGCCCGATAATGCTTTCAAATAGCTTAATCGTTGAGACGGCTTTGGGCTTGTTTCGGTATTGCCAAATCAACAAATCAGAATAGCCCATTATTCCACCTCAATGGTTATATCTGTTGCTAAAATTCGGATTAATTCACGTGGTTGTGCGGTAATATTTTCCGTGGTAAGAGACTGCCCTTTACGCCCGATTTTTAGTTCTTTCACCCAGAAACCGCCCACTTTATTAATTGGCGAATAAAGTCTGGAAAGCGAAAGATTTTGCCCAATGCCAAAGCGTTGAATGGATAATAATCGTTTGATTTCATCCTTATCCACTTCGGTAAAATCTTCACATCGGACACAATGCATAGACACTTGCACATCAACAGGCGTTGCACGGTCGAACCGTAATGCTCTACGCTCGCCATTTACCGTTAAAGTTGTTTCTGTCGCACCTTGCAACCCGACCCCAGCCCCTTTATTTTCATAAATAACGTGAGCGATTTGCTCATCTGCCCCGCCATCTACAATAATATTCAAGGAGTTAGGCTCTACACCATATTTATCACGCTGTTTAGTATTATTTTCTAGCACTTTAACTTGTCTAACATCAGGCAATGCAGCAATTTTTGACTGGATAGCATCGGCAGAATTTTGGGCATTTTTGGTTCGACTGATGAAAAAACGTTCTCGTAATTGCAAGTCGGTTTCTTCTTCCTCACCAATTTCTGCATTTTCGAATGTGGTTGCCGAGGTAAGCCCAAGCGTAACGGTCTCAATGGTCAAATTCGTGTTTTTTATGAGGTTAAACGCACCCAATTCTTCGCTGCGGAAGTCCGCACGGGCGGAGCCATTACTGTCTAGCTGTACATCTGCCGTTAATACCCACCGCACTTTATGTGGGTCAGACACCACAATCCCTGCATAAAGATGAGTTAATGGCTCTCCTGTCAAAATAACTGAGCGTAAATAGCTATAACTTGCCGCTCGTCTTATTAATCCTGCATAAGCAACACGCTGATCGAGCCAAGCACCTGTCGCAACATCAGGATCTAACTGTCGATACACATTCTCGGCAAGCTCTTCAATATCCATCTTCATTTGAGCAAGCAAGCCGACCATTTGCCCATCAGGTGAGTTAGGCGATAGGTCGATATTCTGCCCATAGATTTGTCTAAATCCATCTTCAAATCGTGCCACGATTTCGTTTAATCGCTCAATTTGAATGCCTGTTTCAATCAGTTTTGCCATATTTTCTCCAATAAAAACCGCCCATAAGAGCGGTGGTTTGCTAGTATTATTGTGTTTATCACTGAATTAAAAATGTGGTCAAAATCGACCGCACTTTAAGCATCATAACGTGCAGTTTGTTGCTGCCCGTAAATATCTTGGTAATCAATCGATATGGTCAGCTTGCGTGTATCTGCATCAAAATTAGCTTGGTAATCAGTTATTCTGCTTACACCTTCAGTTTCTAACACATAGCGTTTTATTTTGATTTCCCAGTCTGCCATATTTACCCCACGCCCCATTTGTTCAAGCCAAGGTAAACCATGTTCTAAGTCTAAAAACCAGTCATTAGCAAATGACCAAAGGCGAGTTTGTACATTTTGAGCAATGGCATCTGATTCGCTTGCGTAGTTTGAAAAGCCTTGTCCAAATGTCCAATCGTGCTCTTTATTAAGTCGTCTTACGCTCATTCTGGCACTCCTGTTTTACCGCCACTGTCGCCTGTATGTTTATGGGTTTTCCCTGAAATACCGCCCGCTGTTACATCTGTATCGCTCGAGATAACGCCTGTAGAGCTATGCGAACCTGTTTGCGAGGTGTCGCCCTGATGCTCTATATCTCCCTTGATTTGGATTGTGCCATTCTTGATTCTGATGTATGTGCTGCCATCAAGGGTTTGCATGGATAACCCATCGGTAAAAAATTCACCTATAGCTTTCGGCACAGAGCATATACCAGGAATAAACATCGCATCGGATAAATCATGTAACCTAAAATCTAAAGGCGTTGATGCGCTGCCGTTTTGCCACCATCCATCAATGCAACGCTCAGAAAATATCGCTATCCCCTCATCGCCTGCTTTAAGTGGAAATGTCACTGCAAAGCCACCGCCACGAGGAAAGCTCACGGGTACATCAAGAAGTGGCGGTATATCTGCCCCACTACCATCGACTAACTGCATTTTTATTTGTATCGCAAGTGATACAGTTTGCTTGGCGGGGTCAAAACTCACGACTTTTGCAGGAAGTGCGGTATGTAAATTCAGTTGGTTTTGTTGGATTTGATGGTCGGTTGCAGTTTCTGGCGTTGCTAAGGTTTGCGAGTAGTTCATTTTTTCTTATCCTTGCTTTGCTTATCTGTTTTTTTATCTGATTTCTGACCGCTCTTTTCTTTTTCCACTTTTTGGAATTTTCCCCCAACAACTGTCATTTTGCTGTGCCAATCCCCACCGATGCCATCGCCAGAATGCACAAGTTTTACAATCTTGTACTCCCCATTAAAATATTCAATGATAGATTCAACTTTCACTAGGCCACCAATTTGTAATGCAGGGTTGAGTAAACAAGTTAGCTCTAATCCCTCATCGGTTTGTTCTGGTGCATTAATCATGCCTGTATCTTGGGAAATCAGTACAGCATCATCACTTAGCACTTTATCTTTCGGCAGGAAAATAAGCGAGCCATCTTGAATAGACCAATCAGCCTTATTATTGCGTGCAATTTTGGTGAGAATATCTCGACTATTGCCGTTTAATACTCTACCTCGAGGAAGTTTCCGTTGATTAGGAATGTCAATGGCACCAGACTGTACTTTAGGCATCGTCTTTTGCAATTCCTCAACAATCTGCTTGTCTGTTGCCCCTGCTTTTAATGTCGTTTTAGCTCTCGACTGAGTATAGGCTTGATGCCCATCTGAACACTCAAGCGTAAGGACAAAATCCAATCCCTCTCGTTGGATTCTCGTCTTGGTAATATCTCCCGCATAGATTTGGCGTAACTCGCCATAACCAACCGATAAGGCGACTTTCTTATAGTCTTGGCTTAATAATTGGTTGATATGGTCTCGATTTAAGTTCCATACTTGGATTTTAGCGGGATTAGGCTTTTCATTGATGGTTTTATCAATTTCAAACGCAACACGCAATTGCTCAATGCTTAACGTTTCTTGGTCGTTACTAATGTCGAGTTTCCACCGTCTGCCAAATTGTTTCATACTTACCACCAACGAATTGCAGTAATTAATTCAGGCGCACGCCATACTGCAAAAGATAAAACCACTGCAATTAAAATGGCAATAAATCGCCACGCTTGTAATTTTGATGTCATTTGCAATACCCCTTTAATTAAAATCAAAATAGATGTAAAATTATCCACAGATATATCTACTCCTTTCCTGCTTGTGGAATGGAAAAACCCCGAAGTGCTTGCAACGCTTCGGGGTTTGTTCTTAAAAGTGCGGTCGTTTTTTTAAGATGATTTTTCGCCTATATACAAAAAACATCGAGTGCCCAAATCTTCCATACTCATTGGGTCTAATTCAGCACCGCTTTCATCGTCCAAGTAGAAGAAATAAGGTTGTGTAGTGCGAGCCAATAATGGTACTCCGCACGCGAGCGCATGACCTCGGCAAATCTGCTTTTGATTTACTGGCTCAAATACATCCATTGCCCAAAACTGTCCAATACTATTAAATCGCAAGGTTAAGCGGATTTTTATGCCGTTAAATTCAAAAGTTTGCTCCTGATAAGGATGTTGTGTTAATGGAATTTTAAGCATACGTCTTACCATTTAAAAAGATTGAAAAGCGAGGAGGTTCTTTTAGGTGTATCGTTCTTTGGTTGAGTAGAGCCTTGCTGCGATTTTGTTGCGGATTGAGACGCTGCTCGGCCGCTTTTACTTTTACCCGATACCCCTGTTTTAGATTTAGATTGAGCTGTTTGTGTCTCAACAATAAATATCTCACGAGCCGTTATCGTAAATGTTGCACTGCCATCTTGTGATTGATTGACGGCTACAGATTGGATTAGCATGTTTTTGTACAAGTTAATACCTGTCTGTATGTCAATGGTTTCCCCTGATTTCTGGCAAGAAACAAGGTCGGCATAGCATTTTTGCACTCTACTATCCCCTGCACTGCTATCAAGTAATCCGCCTAGACCAAAATCAGGCAAAAAAGGTGCAATGGTTCGCGCTTGATTAAGGATGCTCTTTGCTTGACTATACGCTCCTGCAACTTGGCTAATCACTCTCCCCGCTCTTGCGGTAGCTTGCGATGTTTGAGTGATAACCTTAACTGGCAAAGGAAAGTTATTAAGAAAGTCTATCCCGCCACGAATATTGCCGATAAACGGAAGGCCTAAACCAAAAGTCGAATGGTCGTGATCAACCATTACACCATTAATGGTAACTTGTTTAGGCTGAATAACCGCATGGTCAGCAATGGCAGCGCCTGATTCAATCGGGTTTTCTGTAATGAATAAATCTGATTGATGGTCTTCTGTTGTCACTACATCAAAGGTAATTTTGCCAATCTTACGATTGGATACTTGAGCAAAATTTAACATAGTGTCTACCCCACAACAGATGAAAGTTGATGATTAATCACTCGAACAGATTGATCCGCCACGGCTTTTGGATTATCTGTGCCTTGGATGTGTTGCGTAATGGTAATTTTGTTATTGCTGTTAGTCACACGATTATCTGCATTTGAGGTTTGAGATTTCGCCCCTACTGCGGCAACTTGTGGTGCAGAAGCATAAGACGGATCGAACATCATTGTGTCATAGGCTTTTGTATTTTGACTTGCCGTGCCTACCTTTTCGCCACTATCAATAAACCACCCTTTTACTGTATCAACAATCGGTGCGATATATTGGTCGTAATAACCCTTAACCCAATCAAATGCACTTTGGAATGGCTTTTTAATCCAGTCTGTAACTTGAGCAAACTTGGTCTCGATAACATCCAAATCTAACTGTTCGCCAGTAAATAAATTCCACAAACCAACAACAAGCGCAAGCCCAAGTTTAAATGGCAACTCAAGCATATCTGTAATGAGAGATAATGTTTCGCCAATTGGATCGACGCTAAAGTTATCAACAAAATTTTTCCAAGTGGATTTAACCCACAATAACGCTGTTTTAAACGGCTTCCAAAACTCTCCCAAGGCAGTTTCGCCGCTTTCAAGATAAGTGATAAAGTCATCAACAAGCAAAAATAAGCCTGCAATTGCTGCGATAATCAATGTAACAGGATTGGTAGCGAAAGCTAATAACATTCTGCGACTAAACCACAATAATGCCACACCTAATGCGTAGATTAAGTTTTTCCACCCAATAGTATGCTCAACAACATTATCGATGGCTGCGGCTAACTCAAACAAGAATGAAAGAATTTTTCCAAAGCCGTTTAGTGTAGTCTTGATAAAGTCATTATTCTCCGTGAACCATTTTGTAAACCGCTCGGCTAATCGCTGAATGGATGGTGCAACACGGAGTGAGACATATTCGCCAATAGCTCTAAAAGCCTGAGAAACCTGAGTCAGTGCATCTTTAAAAGCCGCGGCGGTTTTTGCATTTTCTGCATTACCCACACCAAGCGTGAGCACACTTGCAAGGGCAATTTGTTCTTTCAGTTCATCATTACCAAGGCGCAAGGTTTGAATCATCGAACTATCAATGCAGTTTCGCAAGCATCGCAATTTGCTCTTGCTCCCCCATTGCTTTCATCTTGTCCGAAATTTCCCCCAGCATTTCGCTTGAGGTTTTAACATCCCCATTCGCCTTTTTGGCACTTAATCCATATTGCTCAAATGATTTCGCCCCTCGACCAATTCCTGCTGCAGCTTCGCCAATGACACGAGATAATCCTTCAATAGATGATTGTGCCGCCTGTGCGGATGAGCCATTGACCTCTGCAACCTTACCTAAGTTGTAAATTTGGTCGGCTGATTCGCCCGTGACAGCCGAGAGTTGTTTAATTTCATCGAGTGCATCGAGATTAGCATCAACAAAATTCTTCACCCCGATTGTGGCAGCGTAGAAAGCTGCACCAAATGCCGCAACTTTAAGTGTAGTTTTATTGATACTAATGCCAAGCAATTCAAATTTATTCAGTAATCCGACTGCACCATATTGGGTTGCCCACAAGTCGATGATATTGTCAGATAAATTTTCTGTGCTTTTAGCGTTATCTTCTACGGCTTTTGTATCTTTTTCGGTAGCATCGGTTTTCTGCTCAATCGCAGATTTGAGTTTTCCAATAACTTTTTCAACCTGCTCTGCACTTAACCCCGCTTCTTGTAACTCCTTCGAGAGCTGTTCGGTGTTTTGAAGAAAGCTCTCACCAAACTCAGATAAGAGCTTATCCCCCTCAATGAGTTTTTGTACCCACTCATCTAATGCGTCATCTTCAGAAAGATTTTCTGTTTCAGCTTGTAGTTTTTCAAGGGAATCAAAAAAACTTTCAAACTCAGGTGCGGCTTTAATTTGTTCTGTTGCATCATCAACGGCACGTTCAAGAACTTCAGCAAAAGTACCAAGATTTTCCGCCGCACTTTCCGTGCCATCTCCAATAACATTAAGGAACTGCTCAAACTGTTGCATTGCTTGGCTATCCGCATCAATGCCGATTTTAATCAGTAGTTCATCGAGTAGCATTGCGTTGCTCCATTTGATTTAATTCAACAATAACTTCGTGAAAAGATAAAAGGTCGGCTAACGAGTAAACCGACCTTAATTCGTGTAGTGAACAAAAGTTTTTTACAATAGGCGTAAAAATAAACCAGTCGGCTTTACTGTCTGACTGGCTTATTTCGTCGCTTTTAGATTGGGTTGAATATTGCTCAGTAATCCACCCCCACCGATAAAAAAATCCGCAAATTGATACATCAACCCTTCTTTTAATACGGGGATTAAATGCCCACGGTGTTGGTTGAAATGACTATCAAAGCGTTCAGATAGTCGGTATAGTTTGCCATCTTGCTCACATGAGGTATGTTTAAGCACGATGTCCTCAAGCTCTTTAATGCTTGTGTCGCCTAAATTCGCCAATACAGTCGTCAATACGCTTGCACCGAGTTTTTTATTGTTACCTAATGATGATAAATCAACTGATTGAAGTAATTTCATCGCATTTTTGAGTGCAGTCCATGCTGTCATAGCATTAGCTGGCGTCATCGTATAGGTGACATTTTCAATATTGATTTGTTTGCTTTCCATTATTGAACACCTTTTTCAAGATTCATTGTCATTTTCTCGAACACAATCGTCCAGGTTGTCGCATTGTGTCCATTTCCACGCATATAAGCTGCAGGTGTAGTAAAATATCCTTTACTTGCCGTGACAACATCATCATTGATTAAGTCGCGGATAGCGAGTGTCATCGGTAAATAGGTTTTAATACTGGTTTTTTGTTGATTAAACAACTTAGATAAATAGGCGTTATCCTCAGAATGTTGTTTGATTTTTAGGGTTAATTTGCCTGATTGGTCAGGGTTTGCGATAAATACGCCCGTGCCATTCGCACCAATAACCATTTGCCCTGCATCAACTTGGTTGGTCGCATTAATCACATCTGAGCCGTCTGCCCAGTCACTCATTTCTTTGCCGTCTAATAACACGACAACTTGTTTTGGATCGAAAACTGCCATAGTTATTCCTCATAAAAAGACTTTTAATACGAAAGATAAGCCAAACAACAATACGCCAATTGCTGCGATATTTGCCGAAAGTGCCAATCGTTTTCCAACAATCCCTGCATCCTTTTCTGACATTTTGCCACCTACCTTAACTTGATATTTTGGTGTATACTTAATCAAAATTTATTCCTTAGTATGGATAAGGGGTAAAAGAAAAGCCAAGGGTTGTCGCTCTTGGCTTTTCGCTTTTTTGATGTTATCGGTTATAGTTCACAATCACATCGCTAGAATGGATTGCGCCTGCTAATTTCACTGCGGTTTGAATAGGTGTTGCACGGCGTTGCTCTCGGTCGCTATCGGATAGCGTATCCATTGGTGCCGCCCATACATAGTAACCCTTTTCAAGATAATCGCCTGTCGTCAAGTTACCAAAGCTATCGCCCGTCCATTGACCTGGGGCGAAAGCACCATTGTTTACACCCTCTAAACAAACTTTCTCCACGGCAGCAATCAATACCGCTTGGCCTTTGTCTGTTAATGGGATTTTGGTCGGTGATTTATACAAGCGAGCGAATACCTCTTTTTGCACTGCATCGGTAAACCAGTCTAAGATAACGATTTCATCTGCAAATTTACCACCCATTACTGTGCCTTCAGCAATCATCGCTACATCATCAAAATAAGTGTACACGTTAATGCCTAAGCGTTTAGCCTTAGAGAACTCCGTTGCCGTAATTTCATCAGCCGTAATAGTTGGTTGTTGCTTGAATTTAAGCGTTAAGGTTGAATTGTTTGCCGCAAAGTTAGTTGATAATAAACGAGCCAATGCAGAAGATGCTGGGTACATATCATTTTTATCGAACATTGCTAATGTGTGATCTAAACCTGCATCATATAATTTCTTATAGATGTTATTAGCAGACCATTCAAGTTGTTCAACACGAATAACATTTGCACCAAACATTTTGGTATTAGCTTGCGCGTATTTTGCAGCAGATTCCACTTCGCCATCAGTAAGCTGTGCAGCAAACGTAAAGCCATACCATGCATTATTCACTTCGGCTACATTAAATAATGCCTCTGCAACGGTTTCTTTTTTCAAAGAAATTGATGCCTTACCTACTTTTCGGCTTGCTTGGCCATTTTCTAATTTAAGCAATGAGCCAATATACTCACCGTCACCGCCACCATTAAAGGCATAATGGATTTCGGTTGTTTTATCTTCTCCGCTTGTGTTAGAAGTGATGATAAAACGTTGCCCTACGCTATCGTAAGAGATAGACAAAGATGACGAAAGTGCGGTCAATTTTGCTTGGATTTTGGTGGCAATCGCATTGAAATCTGATGCGTCAGCAAAAGATAGCCCATTTACTTTCTTGGTTTCGGCGCCAATAGTTAATGTAAATCGACCATTTACAACCGCTTTAAAACGCTCTAAATCATCTGATAAGGTTGCACCGCTTAATGTGTTTTTGGTTGCATCAATGGTTGCGGGTTCTTTTTGCCAGCGCGCAATAATTAATTGTTTCGCACGAGGGCTTTGAGCAAAAAATGGCTGTGCTGCTTTTGCTGTTTCTGAATTTGTGCCGAACAACTGTTCTACATCACGTTGATTTTCGACATAAACATAACGCGTAGTCGCATCAGCAAATGCTTGTCCTGCCTCAGGCGTGAACAATGCCACTATGCCGAATGATTTACGCGCGGCAGATTTTGGCATAGTATTTAACTGCACATTGACAATCTGCGAGATAGATAATGCCATAAGGCTATCCTCCTATTTGTTGAATTAAATGGTTTGTGCGTTGTTCAACGTTTGCTATCGGATCTAGAGGTGTATCAACAATGTGATGATGACTAAATACAACATCAAACTGTCCTCGTTCTTCATAATCTGCCCCAACGGTAGCCGTTAAATTGCGGACATCTGAAAAACGAATCACACCCCAGTGATTTGATTTGAGAAAGGAAAGAAACGCTGAACTTTGGAAAATCGCTTTTAGCTTGTAACACTGAGCAAGGGAATTTCGACCGAAACAAGAGAGACTCACGGTGCTTTGCATTGACTGAATGATACGCTCACGTTTGCCGTCAAATTCTCTCGTAGCCTGCCCGATTTCATTACTCATCATCAAATCCACGGTAATAAAAGCAGGTAAAGGATTTTCAGGGAGCCAACCGCCAATAACAGCGCCATTAGGTAACTGTAAAGCCTGTTGAATCCACTTTCGCAGTTTGGCTGTGTCTAACGCCGATATTGTTGTGGTATCCATATTTCCCCCAATTTGCTACGGTTTTTATTTTGTAGGTTTCCCCTTCATAAATAACCAAATCACCTATTTTTAACGGCTTAATGGTGTAGATTTTGATTGAGGGAATAAAACGCTCACCTTCTGGCAATAACAACACATCATTAGGAGAGGTCGGCATAACAATGGCAGCCACGTTTTCATCGGTATAACTCGCCCCGAACCCATCAGATGAATGCTTACCTTGCAGATGTTTCACGGTAACAGCTTGGCTAAATTTACTATTTAGAAAGCGGGGATATTGGTTGATTAAACTCATTTAACGATACCTTTTACAGATTGACGCATTTTGCCTGTATCAATCAATGGTTTGCTAGAGCCTTTTTGTTTGATTGTACTTTTAGCGTTGGCAACCCAGTTGCCACGAGCGATATTTAACTGGACATCCCCTTGCGCAACTAGTGCGAGTTGCTCGTAAATCCTCTCAATTTGCAAGCCTTGCTTAAATAATTGCGTGAAAAGTGCGGTGTATTTCTCTTGGTTTTCTGATAGCGTTTGGCGCAAGAAAGGGCGTGATGGGATGCGCTCATTACCAAATTCCAACACAGCCGCCAAAGAGGCGAGGTTGAAATTCTCAGCCCCCTCTACTGGTTTATCAAATTCAGCAGGAAATCCAATATAAACCGCCTTATCTTTATCAGCCCTTAATCGCTCAATTAACGCTTTTGCTTGCGCTAAATTCCCCGTAATTTGCACCGCCATTTACGCCACCATTACACCAATGCCAACCAATTTACGTAATCGCAAATACTCTTGGCCATATGCTGTTAATTGATAATCTGCATCGGTGCCTGTCAGTGTTGGCACGGCATAGCTAACAGATAACTCGCCAGCACTTTCACTAGCGAGATTTCGATTTGCCCCACCGCCACCTTCGGTTGTCCAAAGTGACAAACGTAATAGATGAGCAGTCAATGCCAACACGCCACGTTGGTAGAGCTTTCCCCAACGAGATTGACTCACTTCCATTTCTGCATCCGATAAAAAAAGGTCGATTTTTTCATAATCGACCTCTTTAAATTCAGGATAACGCTCAATGAATACATACGTTTCAAATGTTGGCATAGTTACTCCCTAGTAATCTACGTAGAGTGCAGAATCTGGCTCCATAAAGGTTACGCCACCAAACGCCATGCGTAAGCCAGACTCATAAGCTAATAAGCCTTTTGGTTGAGCAGCTAACACAGTTGGCGACATTGGCACATCAAAGATAACGTGCTCTTTGCTGTTCACATAAACCATTGCACGAGTTTTGCCGCTTGTTACACGATTACCAAAGTTTGACGGCAAGGCTTTAATTGCAACGTCACGACCTGCAGCTGCAGACAAGCTCTTAGTCAAGAACTCTAATGCGGTTGTATCGGTGTTATTACGTTGAGTTAACGCCAAGTGTGCTAAATCAAGTAAATCAATCGCAAAGGTGTTTGGTGCTTCAATGCGTTTGGTTTTTTCCATACCAGCGAGGAACATCTCCTTAAAGAATGCTACTGATTTGTCAAAATCCATCGCTTGTACTTTGGTGTTTGCGGAAGTGCCTTTGATGTTGTACACCTCGACAGATGGATTATTGAGCAAGCCAGTTAATCGAGTATCTTTTGCATGACCTAAAAAAGCTACCTTTTGTAAGGTTTGTTGTGCGTTTTGGTTTAACACCATGATTTTAGCGGTATCTAACGCTAACCCTAACAGCTTGCCTTGTTCAAGCTCTGGTGTTGCCCATGTTACCGATTTAGCCCATTGTACGATATAAGAGCGAGTTGGCGTAAAGCCGACTTCTACTTGGTCTAATGTGCTTGTGCCAGTGCTAATTAAACCATCATCAAGCGAACCGTGCTCATCTGCACCATAGTGAAGTTTTTCTGTAATGCCGACAGCGGCTTGTTGATCCACATAAACAAATTGCGGGAACACAATTTCAGGATATTTGGTTTCTGAAATTTCTTTGCTCACAGCCGTTAAGCCGTTTTGTACATAAGTTAATAATGACATTCATCCCCCTTATAATTTTGTAATCATCGCTAATTGACCTTTAACGTCAATCACGGTGTAGCCTGTTTCAATCGCATTTGCATCGGTTTCCCCTTGGATTGCGCCAGCTTTACCTTCGCCACCTGTTGTTAATACAAATACTTTACTACCACGAGATACCGTTTTTTCTGATGCAATATTGACCCAAATCGCATCGCCTGCACCAATGTGCATCACATCGACTAATTCGCCCTCAGGCCATTCATCACGAATGCGACTTGCTAATACCACGCCAGCCAATATATCTTTTTTAGCAGATAAGGCTTTCACACCACCTGTGGGATTTAATGCCACAAATTCACCAGCTTTTACTTTGCCCGTGACTTTTTCTGCTGTGGTTTTTGCACTTGCAAGATTGCCCTTGCCTAACTCGCCTGCACGAGCAGGAGCTTGTTCGTAAGCATAACTCATTTCATTATTCTCCTAACTGTTGTAAGTTTTGTTGAAATCTATTTTTGGTGCAGCTTTAGACTCCGCATCACCAAGCAAAATACTGCCGAGTGATTTACGTTCATCCGCTAATTTCGCCACAACCGCTTTTGCTGTTTGATATGCACCTGAAATTTCCTCATCGGATAATTTGGCTGCCTCATCTTTAGTAAAAATACCCTGCGCAACTACCGCACTTTCTTGGATTTCACGCACAGTCGCGTTATCCGCAAAATTGACTTCTTTAAATGCAGTTTTAGCATCAGCCAACACGGCAGCTTGTTTTACTTCTGCGTCACGTTTTGCTTGTGCATCTTTTAGCTGTTGAATTTCTGCATCTTTGGCTTTAAGTTGTTTTTCAAACTCTTCTTTATTCACTTCTTCATCCTTTTTATCTTCGGGTTTAGATTGTTTTTCTTTTGGTTCGGTTGGTTGTTCGCCTTTTGGCTCTTTACCTTCTTCACTACTAGACTTTTCTTCGTCCTCAATTTGTTTTTTCTGTTCGTCCGACAACTTGATGCCGAACGCACCTAAAAACGCATCGAGAATTTTTGCGGTTTTCCCCATAATGGTTTTATCCTCATCGGCAAGTTTTACACTTCCACCGCAGCGACCCTTTGCCACAATCGCTACGTGGTTGCCGATCATCGGCGACATCTCAAAATCTGCATCTTGTACCGTGGATGGCTTAATATCGCAGTCATAACCACAAGATAATTGTTCCACACCGTGCTCCTGTACGGTTTTAATGGCTTGTTCATCATAAATCCAAGCCTCTGCCGTGAGTTCATCGCCCACTCGCTTAACATTACGCACGACACCGACAGAGAGCTGTTTCCAGTTTTTCGCATTTACTCCATCTTTAGGATGACCAACGGTTAATGTGGCATTTTCAAAACTCTTAATCGTTTCATCGCTAAACAAAGATTTCTCAGTGCGAGCGACTTTTTTAATACCGTCTTCTTTTAGCCCAAGTTCTGTAGCGAGGTAATCAAATACCCCAACTTTAGAAATGGTTGCGGGCACAACTAAAAAACCATCTTTAGTGATGGTTCTTTGTGTGACTGCTTGAGTGGTTTTGTCTGTAAATTTCATTTATTTACCCCAATAAAAAACCCGACCATTTCTGATCGGGTTGTTTGTTTTTTTTTTGCAATATCACGCCAACATTTGGCTAATTATTGTTTGTGCTACTTGTTTTATCGTATCAAGTGATAAATCAAGGCTTTTGCTTTTTATCGTAGTTTTTAAGCTATTCCAGACAGTATCATTGCGGATTTTGTCTAAGAGTTCATGACCTTGCCAAGTCAGCGACCGAGCGATAAGACTCATCTCATTTAGAGAAGAATAATCTATCGCTTCAATCAGCTCTGCACTTTGCAATAACTTAAAATGATAAGATACAGTTTCTGAATCGAAACCAGTAAATCCATCAGGTAATAAACTCCCTCTAGCCTCTGACTGACTTTCCAATTTAAGCAATATAGAGCGAATTAAATCCCAATTACGTTTCATTCTTTGTTATCTCTTGGCCAAAGCATATCCACAATCTCATCATAAGATGATGTTTAGGCTGTTTAACATTTGAACTAATAGTGGTAAAATAAGCTAAACCGTAGATTGAGCTTGGGAACGTTTTGGACGTATGCGGATGCGAGTTAATAAACTAGGAATTACGCACCAAACTATTCTGCGGTTATTTTTTTGATTTCCGCCTATAAACAACCCAATCGAAATGATAGGGTTGTTTGAATAGCTGAATTTAATTTAGAGCCATCATTTGATGGTAAGCATTACGCTTGCTTTCTCGCAAGGATTGTATTTCTGACTTCGTCAGGTGTCTTACGTGAATTAATGATGAATCTTGCTTCCCATTCTGTAAACCGCGAGAAGTCGTAGCCAAATTCTTTTTTCCACCAACTTTCAAGTTCGCCATATTTACTCCGTAATTCTGCTAATGTGTCTTTAGATAGCCTTAATTGTACAGAATATTGTTTGCCAGTTAAAGCATAAGATGCAATAACTTTTCCTTTATTCTCCTCAATATAGCCTTTTAGACTAGCCAATGTACCGCCTTGTGTTTGTGTGTCATCTAAAATAATAGCATATTTATCTTTTGGAACTATGCCATCAAAAGCTGGAGAATAAACCAATCGATGCCATCCATCTCCCCCAGTTCTAGATACTTTTGTTGCTTGAACAATTGATAAATCAACAGGAATATGGAGTTTTTTAGATAATACAGTAGCAATAGCTACAGGAATCATATTTTGACCAACGGCTTCTTCTGCATGAACAGGAATTAGAATTGCATTTTTATTGCCAACCAATTGCTTCAATTTATTTACCGCATCATCTGTAACTAAATCTTTAGCAAGTTGATAAGCATCTTCAATACTACCCTTTTTAGCATTTTCATATAGCGGATGTGATGTTGCATCTCCTAATTTCCTATCAATGATAGTATCAGGGAAATCATCAGACCATTCTGAGCGCATTTGTTGTTTTTCCTGTTGGCTAACTATTGGGCTATTTTTCACTATCTGCTCGTTATTATCAAGCACTGGAATCTGAACACACCGACAATTAAAATCATGACCAGGATGACCAGTATCAGCAGGGGGATTTGAATATTCAAATATCTGCCCATCTTTTTCCGCATGGCTTTCGCGTACACGCTCATCAAGCGATGCTGACCACATGTATTTTTTTATACCAACCTCTTCATGTCTCGCTTGCGTTAAGGCGGCATTTAATTTTGAGGACTGGTCTCGCGCAATAAACATCGCTCGTTTTTCGGTTGTTTTACCCAAGTCTTTTATTTGTGCTGTAAGGTCTTTATTTAAAGAACCCCGAACCATCGCTTGCATGACAGCATTTTGCACCTTATCAAGATATTGCGAACGAATAGACTTGATTAACTGGATATTACCAGCGGTCAATGCATTCACTCTTTCAGCAATATTTGGACTATTGCGTAAATAAGCGGATAAATCGATGCCAGTTTGGTTTTTCAAATTGGTTGATACTTCAGCATGGTTTTGTGCATCACCACGACCAACGAAGCCATTGGCGATATTTTCAGCTTGTGAAGTGCGGTCTGATTTTTCGTACTTTTCTAATACTTTCATCAGTGCTTTCGCACTAATCGCTTGGAACCCTTTCGCATCATCCATAAAAAAAGAGCCTTGCGGTTGTTGCAGGGCTCTTTCTACATCATCGGTCATTGTTTTGACGAACTGCTTAAGCTGTTGTCTATACCAAAGCTCCGTTCTCTTGCTCATCTTCACTGGCTTGAACTTGCGTGCTTTCGCCTTCTGGTTCTTCAAAATTTCTGGCAAGTTCATCAGCATTTTTCATTTCCTCAATGTCATCAGCAGAGATATTAGCAAATAAACCACTTTCTCGGAGTTCGTTTGCCACTTGATATTCATTTACTACGCCATTTTGAATTAACGTATTTGCCGCTGTAGCAAAGGTATTAAGCATATTGACTTGTTGTTCTTGTTTAACCACCGTCAATGGTAAAAATTCAAACCACCAGTCATCAGGTTGCCCACCAAATAATTCATTGCATAGTAATGTATCAAGCACTTCAAGCACAGGACGCAATCTTGTTTCTTGCAATCGATGAATGGATTCGTGGTAGTTTTGAATATCCTCATCTCCACTTGCCAATCCCGAAACAGATTGCCCAAACAAAATGGTGACTGGCATATCTGCCGCACCTGCCACCGCATTGCGAAACTCTGTCAGTAAGTCTTTTAACCCACCAAAAGATAGCTCTTTTCGGTCGTACTCATTTTCCGCATCAAGCAACAAACTATTCGTTACTGATTTAATCGACTGCACCGCTGAAATGACATGAGCCACATCATTTTCTAACCCAGCTGAAATCTTGTCAGATAACCCTGCAATTTTAAAAATATCGATTTTACTTTCAAAAATAAGGTCGCCGACATTCGCTGAGGCACTATCAAAGCGTTTAAGTACATCAATAATCTTTTCAAGGTCTGATACACCCAAACATCATTATCAGATAAAGGTGCATCATTGGCATTGATAATTAATAAACGTGAATGATGCACTAAAACAGATTGTGTGCCACCAATAATGGTATATTCACTATATCGACCAAAGTTTGGCGAAAACACATCATCATCTCGTTGTCCTGTAGGTGAGATTTTCCATTTAGGTAAGATAATCAACCGCTTTAATCGTTCTGTAGGCTGCAATGGCGAAGTGATGTTAATTGTGTCAGTAACAACCAATAAACCCACTGCCCCATACAAACTAGACCATTGCAACGCTTTAGTTAATGTCTCACGCAGTTTTAATCTGCGTTCAAGCTTAGTGAACTCGTCTAGCTGTTCAGATTTCAAGTCATTCGAGAAAATATCGCGCCAATTACGCACCATATCTTCCGAACGTTTAATACAAACCTTATTTGCAATCCAGTTATCACGCCATAATGCTTCGATTTGCATTAAGTCATCGGTTAAGCTAAGCCCACGAGCATAATATGTCTGGTCTTGTTTACTGCCTAACTTTAGCGCAAGTGATTTGATGCCATCTAAAATATTCATCTTATAAATCCAGTAGTGATTTAGGTTTTGTCGGGGCGTAGCACATAACTAAAGCATCCGCCATATTTGGAGAAGGTATGCCACGTTTTTTCATATCCTTTTTGCTTTCAACCTTTACCCGCCCGTTATTGTCATAATCAACACGGGGACGTGATAATTCTGCTTTCAAATACTCAAGCTCTTTGATTTTGCTCGATAGGCTTATCAGTTCATCGTCAGGATAAACATCCCCATACTTTACTGCTCGATAGGTTTTATAGAATCTATCTCGCAACGCCCACCAAGATTGGGCTTTAATGTTCGAAAACATATCTTGATTCTTTTTGTCTTTGATATATTCACGCTCAGGATAAGCAACTGCACCACCAGCATTAAATCCTTCCACTTGTAAAGATTTTGGCAAGCGTTTAAAGTGAGCTTTTACTCCTGCCCCCACGCCAATACTATCGAATATAATCAAATCAGCTTTAAATTTGACCGCACTTTGATTTGTTCGGTTGGCGGAATCAATTACATCGCCATTCTTCCAAACTTCAACACCAAGCACCACAGAACCGTGAACAAAGGCATTCGCGTTCGCATCTGCCCCCTCATCTGCCACATCAAAACCAACCTTCTTCATTCCTTTAGTAGTAAAACCAAGTTTGAGATGCGCATCCACCGCAGATTCAATCCATACAGGCTTAATAATGGCTAAATCGGAATCAGCCACAGGCTCGCCCTCATAAACGTGACGATAAAGCTCGTAATCACGCTCACGCATCTGCTCCATATCTTCCATTAATTCTTTCGGAAAATATGGGTTGTCTTGCCAATTCACTAAGACCGATTTACACCGCTCAGGCGGATGAATCACAAAACGCTGATAGGTATCATCAAGAATATTCTTCGGGTTAAAGCTCACAATAATCTGCGAACCGTCTTCACGAATTGTTGGAATCAATATATCCCAACTTTCTTTTGAAACATTCTCGCCTTCTTCTACCCAAACTACATCAATGCCCGTCATCGACTTAATCGAAGTAATGTTAGTTTTCAGCCCCGCAAACGTGAAGCGTGAACCGTTTTGCCCGATAATTTGCGTTTTCTGTACATCGAAAAAGGCTTGCAAGCCAAGCATTTCAATCTGATCTGCCAACATCTGAATAACCGAATCAGAAATCGATTTCTGAATTTCACGGCAACACAAAACCCGAACAGGCGATTGATAGGCTCGCAATACTAATGCTCTAGCGATACTAAAACTTTTACCTGAACCTCGCCCACCGTAGAAAATAATAAACCGCCAAATAGATTCAAAGAGCGGTCGGAATTTCGTAGGAAATTGAATATTAAGCTGGCTCATCGCTAAATGTCACATTAATCACAGTAGGTAATGGCTTGCCATCGGTTGTTACATCAACTTTATTGGTAAACATCCCTAAATGCTTCCCAAGCAATTCAAGGGCTTTATTTGCACCTGTCGGTTCAAAAACGAAACATTCGGTATTAACGCTTTGTGCCGTTCCTTCTTGAGCATTTTTTACCACAGTGGTAATAGTAAGTGGCTTTCTTCCCATACAAATATCACGATACTCTTGCAAGTCCGCAATGATATTATCTAGGGTAAGATTATGGCGTTGTTGATGGGCTTGTCTTAGTTCTTCAACCCTTACCGTAATCTTACCGTTCTTATTAAGTAACTCACTTGCCTTAACATTGATAACTTCAGTTGTCATTTTTGAGCAATCATAACTCTGCCGATATGCTTCACTGGCATTCCCCAGCTCAATATAAAGCTGGCAAAATTTTTCTTGTTTAGGTGTTAATCCACGACCAGACGTAGATTTTCCTTTCACGTCTGACATAGAAAATCCTTAAAATAACTTGTAAAAACTTATAAATCTTATAAAATGCTCTTCATAAACAATTGGTCTTGTTACTATGAAAGAACTCATCTACCAACCAAAAGCATTAAAGCAATTAAGAAAAATCCCGAGCAAAGCCCACATTATTGAGAAATGCGAAATGCTCAAAAATTTTCCTGATTGCACTAACATTAAGGCACTAACAAACCATACTTATGAATATCGTTATCGAGTTGGCGATTACCGAATTTTCTTTAATATCGTAGGTAATACAATGAGCATTGTTTCTATTGAAGAGGTTAAAAAAAGAGATGAACGCACTTACTAATATCCAATATATCAATAATGAGCAAGGCGTACCTGCTTTTGCTGTTATGCCAATTGCTACGCTTAACTGGCTAAAAGAAAAAGCTAATTTTTCAGACCCTATTGAAACAGGTATCCCTGAATCTGTCGCCAAATTAGCTTTATTGAACGATTATTCTGCATTGCGTGCTTGGCGTGAACACTTAGGTTTAACCCAAGCTGAAGTGGCAAGCCGTTTAGGAATTTCTCAAGCTGCTTATTCACAACACGAAAATTCACAGACCTTGCGTAAAAGCACTCGCATTAAAATAGCGACAGCACTTGGCATTAATTCCGCTCAATTAGATTTTTAATCTATTTACCGCCTTTTGCTTGATTAATCCACTTATTGAGATTATCTACTTGGCTTGCGCACTTATCTCGCTCTGCGGTTACCTTAACAAGCTGTATGACTACATCGCCGTATGTTTCTCCAGTAAATGCTGTTTTGACACAAGGTGCAGTATAGGCTTGAGGCGGATAAATATATTCTGCTTTAGTCGTGATTTTATTTGTACAAGAGGTCAAGAACAGACTGAGGCAAACGAGTGTGAGCGCAAGGTTGAGTCTTAATGATTGTTTTAACTGATTCAGCATTTTCTGTTGCCATCCTTTCTATTTCATCATTACGCTCTTGTTGCTCAATAACGGCATAACGCTCTTGTTGTAACGCAAGACTTAATGATTTGTTAGCATCTTCTTGTTGCTGGATAGTATTTTCTTGTTGCTTTGTCGTTATTTCCAACTCATCTATAACGCTAGATTGGTAACGCAATGCACCAATCAAAACCACGACAACACCCGCTAACGCCATGTAAATGTACTTAGTCATTATCCGTTACCATTAATGCTCGATAGAGCTTGCAACGCTCATCAATGCCATTTAGTCCACCATTAATTCTTCGCGTGACTTTTTCGACAGAATTAAGCTCAGCCAACTCATAGCACTTCCAATACCACACAGCAGTTTTAACAGATAAATCTAAATTCCCTGCCACATCTTCTGGCTGAATATCTCTACCTAACCATTTTCTAAACGCGGCATAATTATCCTTACCTGTAATCTGAATCAGTCCACGACCACGATACTTCCAACCATCTCCGCTTTTCTCATCGCCATTACCCAAACGATTAGCATAAACACGATTGGCTATCAACTCAGGTTTACGCTCATATTTCTTCGCTGTAAGTGGATCGGGAAAATATTTACGGAAAGTTTTAGAAAGCCCAGACCAAGAATAATTTAAATTTTCTTTAAATCTTGTAAATCCGCCACTTTCATGTCCACATTGAGCTAAAAACATCGCTTGCTGCATCTTATTCACACAACCTGCTTTTTCTATCTGCGTCGAAATAGCTTGATAAACACCTTTAACTGCGTGTGGAAAAATTTTATTAAATGTCACTTCGGAAATCATCATTGTCATCTTTTTCAATTCTCCGATTAATGAATTTAAATAAGAATTCGCGAATTTTTTCAGTACCAACAAAACCAATCATCGTACCGAGAAATGAAGAATATTCTGTATGCCCAAATAAATGTGTACAAATTGGCACCGCAACACCCGCAATAGAGGCACACATAGCCGCATCAATTAAAACATAACGAATAGCTGGCTTTTTACGCATAAACCCAAATCTTAAAAGAGAAATAAATAACGCCCAAAAAGCACTCTGTGCTGAGCTAGAACTAAGATTTGTTTGCAACCAAGACCATATTAACGCCCACACATCAGGCTCTTTAATTGGCATATATTTTCTCCCGCCTGTTCTTTAGGCAATAAAAAAGCCCCGACCGTTTCCGATCAGGGCTGTAAAATTCTTTTGTGCGTTTGCTATGCGCTAAAACTGCAACTTACCGAATATAGTACACTTTCACTTGCAAGTAATCAAGTGTTTTTATAATTTTTATGTAAAATCCATTCTTCGCACAATTTTTCAAAAGTGCGGTCAGATTTTTCTTCGTTTTAGAAATCGATTTTGACTGCTTTTGGGTTAAAGCTTCGCAAGTGTTCTAATGCTCGCCAGTTTGTCATTGGGTCAATCTCAAACTCTTGTGTAATGCGGTTTAAGATTTGGTTTGTTGAGCGTAGCACGCTTAAATATTCGTAAGCCTGTCCATATATATCTCCGCTCATATTTGAGCCTAGCACCTTAAAGGCTTTTTCGATATGTTGGAAAGTACCGACACCACGTTTGAAAGCAAACCATAACCAAATAAGCTGTTGGAGTTCATACTCAGTAAATTCAAAAGAGAATTTCTTTTCGCCATTAGGTAATTCAGGATCAGTGATTAATTCCCCTTCTAAAATTATTCTGTGAACATACTCTACTGCTTGAGGGAGTTGTTCAAGGGTTAAATCTTCGATACTTTCCACATTAAAGCGTTGGTGGATTAAATGATAGGCATCGGAATAAATTAATCCTTTTCTGCTCACGAGCATATTCACGGCATTGCGTAAACCTGTTCTGTCATTGACGGATGTTTTGCTTTCATATTTTCCTGTTTTACGAATAGTAAGTAATACTTCTGCTGTAACCCATTTTCTAAAACGGTGTGGAATAGATCCTTTTTTCACAGCATCACGACAACGTAAGATCAAAGTGTACATTCCGCTTTCGCTGATAATATTCATTTCTTGTTGTCCACCAGGGGTGTAACTTAAAGTTACACCCTTTTCGTCTTCATCTAATGCCAATAATGCCTTACGATTGTTATCAATACCTATTGCATCACAAACGTCCTTAGCAACAAACCAAGGCTCATTGTTAATAGCTAAAGTGCGGATAGATTTTGATTCAAAGTTGAATGTAGAGAGTTGGGTTTGATTAGACATAGAATGTCTCCTTTGGTTTATTTTCGATATTAAGATTTGACCCCATAGGGGCACCGGGTGGTTCGAAAGCCGACCAAAAGAAACGGCTGGGATTATTCCCCTTTCGGGTGTTGTATTCTCCGCCCGCCCGACATAGATGAAATTGGATTTATGCGTGTTAAGTCTTAATGGCAATAAAACTAAACGAGATCACAAATTTTGCGCATAAAAAAAACCGCTATGCTATCGGGTGCGGACTTCCGCTTTTGGTTTAAGGTTTCGACACCTTGAATAAAATAGTAGAGGAAAATTTGGAGAATGTAAAGAAGAATAATGTAATAAATACGATAAAAACTTGCGTTAATTTGTAATTAATACTACAATAACAACATCTAAGGCAAGGTGCTTTAGATACAGCAAACCCCACGCTGTCTAGAGTGGGGCTTACTTAAGGGATTAGATAATGAAACCCTATCAAATCATTATCTTAATCATCGTTTTAATGCTAACTTGCTGTAGTGGTACAGTAATTAGCTAGATGAACAAAGGGGGAAGGTCAGATGTCCCCCGATGTCCCTCACTATAATCAAACAAAAAACAAAATGCAAGGACTTTTCTATGGCAATGACTCGCGCAGAAATTAACGCCAAAAGCGATAAAAAACGTGGTGTACGCCTACAATCTTACAAACTACACGAAGATATTATCAAATTGCTTGCTGAACTTTCCGAGAAAACAGGCAAATCTAAAACGGCGATTGTAACAGAAGGGATTTTAGCGATGGAGAAAAACTATAAATAAAAGAACTACCCTTGAAATAGGAGATTGTCAAGGGTAGTCAGAGATTACATTTCTTTATCTGAATGCGCATGCAATTCGCGGTGCGCCGCATTTGCTAAGAAATGGCTACGATCTTTATAGTAGTTACCCATCGCTGCAACACGGCGATCAATGCGCGTTAATAAATATTCAGGTAAAGATACATTAATACGCTGTTTCTTACCTAAGTATTCTGAAATATCGACATCAACTAAAAGCCAAGTATCAAAATAAGCATATTCAGGATCGGCTTTATAGTGTGTTACGCCTTTATCCTTTAGCGTGGTAAGATCAAAACCATCTTCAACCATCGCTTCAAGCATCATTGTAATGGCTTCTGTTACCATTGGTAATAAATCATCGACATCATCAGCACCGCTAAAACAACCATAATCTAATTGGCAAAGTGCAGGGACAATCATTCCGTATGCTTGGTTTTCATTTTCTGGGGTTTCAACACCTACGGTAAAAATCATTTAATACTCCTCCTACTAAGCTCGGCAGAGCTTAAAGCCCTGCCGATTTTTTAATGGATTTTAAAGTTCCGATTGCTAAATCTTGTTTTGGGTGCGGAACTGGAAATCGTTTTCCAGTTTTCGGCGAGAACCAAATTTGATGATCACCTTTTCCATGCCTAACAAAATAACAACCATTTGCTTTAAGTTCCTTGATTAAGTCACCTGAGTGCATGCATCCTCCTTTGTCTTAATCAAAACGAATTATAATACACAAATACACACAAATCAAGAATGAATGTAAGAAAAATGCGGTCAAAATCGACCGCACTTCCCTACCCTAAAAACATGAACTTAATCTTCGCCCCAGTAAATGCACCTTTTAGGAATCTTACGCCCTTAACACGCTCACGATACATATAAGCAGGGGAAATATGAAGTGCGGTACAAATATCTCGTTCATTTGCTTGCTGAACGTATAGTGCCATTAAAATTTGGTATTGCAGCAAACTATCCTTATGAAGGTTCATAATCTGCTCCTCAATTTTTAAGCATTCGTCATCAGTTAAGAATGGAATGTGAGCCTTGCGCACGGTAGGTAAAACAGGAATAGAAATTGTGGTGCTTGGGTATTCTGTGCCAATTCTGTCTCTACCCCAGCAATTACCCCACTTTACCAACACTCTCTCAACGCTATACGACATTCTACTCTCCTTCCTGCTCCTTAATTTTTGCCTTGTAATACTTAATCATCGCCTTGCAATCTTCAATGGTGTATTTCTTCGGTTCGTGGTCTTGCCGTTCTAACCAAGCTACCTTATCTTCACCGATACGCTTCACAAGGTTAATTCGATACTCAATGACATTACCGCTTTTATGCTGATTGCATGGTACGCACTGCTTAAAACAGTTAATTTCGCAAAATCTTAATTCCGGGCAAGCCCCAACACTCCGATAATGCCCAGCATCATATTTACCTTGATGATAGCGACCGCAACTGATACAAGGTTGGTCTTTATCCCGTAATCGGATAAATTTATTAAATGCCGCCTGCGCTTCTTTCAGCCATTCTGAACGACTTTTTAATTTAGCCTTACGTTCCCTTTGCTTTTTCTTCTCTGCTCGTTCTTGCGCTTTTTTCGCATTATCTCGGGCTAATTTAATCGCACATTCAGGCGAGCAAACTTTCTGTGTCGAGCTAAAGGTTTTTACAAACGCTTTGCCGCAAACTTTGCATTTATACTCTTTCGCCATTAGCCAAATACCATATTAAAAATAACCCAAACTGCCGCAATCAAAAGTACAATTTTTAACTCCAAAATCTCATCATCGTTTAAGCGTTTCATTTAAATCCCCATCTATCGTTAAATCTCACGCCATTTTGCACGCCCCAACTGGTCACATACTCGATAAGGCTCGCCATTCTGCTCACGCTCATTTGAGCCGAACTTTCACGGATATTCACAAATTCCCCCTCAAGACCTGGCACAACATCTGCTTTTTGGTTTGTGGCGATTGCGTGACCCGAAATAAACAATACCTTCCATTGCTCCATTGTGAGCTTACGCCCCATAAATTCAGCCTGATTTGCAACATCTTGGCACATAGCGTGAAACTTGGCGTTTTGCTCAAGGTTTCGTGTTATTGGTTGGATTTTGACTACCAACGGCTTTTTATCGTCTATTGGCAGCTCTTTGATTAAATCCAAGCAATTATTTTTAATGCGTTGATCACGTAAAAAGAAAGGTTTGTATTGGCTCATAACATCATTCCCAACGCTTGAATAACATCGCAATACTCATTCTTTATACTCCACACCTAAATCTTCCAACCCAAAATAACCGCAAGATTTTGTTCGATTTACTGCGCTGTATTTACTTACCTGCGGAAACGGTATCGGCTCAATTAAGTGACCGTTACAACGAAAACGATCGTCATCCCATTCGCTGCTCGATATAAAATAATCTGGCGTATAAAAATCCTCTAATTCCGCACCGCACTTTGGGCATTTATAGCTTGTCATTGCAATGCTCCTTTCATCATTGCCATCAAGCTATCGCGCGCCTTATCAGCCTTCGCTTTATCGTAAAAACGTGGCTTTGTTGGAATCATTTTCGGAATATCCTCAAAAGGAAAATTCGACCGCACTTTTTCCGCCGCTTCTGTGAGTAATTTCGGAATAA